AGTTGTATTCTTGCAGGTGCTAGGACGCTGAATGGTGCGTTGGTTCCTTTGGTGGGCACTGCGCCGACTAACTACAACTTTGTCGCTGGGGATTACAACCGCGAAACGGGGTTGGTGGGGGATGGAAGCACGAAGTATTTGGATAGCAATAGGGCCAGTGGCTCCGATCCGCTTGATAATAACCACTGCGCTGTTTTTCCTACTGTAGTGGCGACACGCACGGGCACTCCCAGGCTGATTGAAGGCCAGCTTTATACCGTATCGGGCTCTACAGGTTTAGCAGAGAGCACCAGCGCTGGTTATGTTGCTTATAACAGAGGGAATTCTACTTCTACAGCTACGCCAAAAATTACACAAGCCCTTGTTGGCGCATCTCGTTCTAATTCTTTCACGTATCAATTTAGGCGTAATCAATCACAAGTGCAGGTAACGCAAACTTCGCAGGCATTAGCCGATCCAACTGTAACGTGGAAACTATTTGTCGCCGCTGATGGAATTGCTCAGCGATCAGACGCCCGTATTGCCTTCTACAGCATCGGCGAATCCCTAGACCTCGCCGCCCTTGACACCCGCGTGTCAGCTCTAATCACCGCTATCGGAGCAGCTATACCATGACCGCAAGACTTTCTTCCAACACTACGACTGCTGCGGAGGTGATGTCATGAGCCCGATTTATGTGCCGGGGAAGGTGGTACTGAAGAAGGAATCAGTAGCTGCTGATCCTTACTACAACAACGTCTCCCTACTGCTGCATGGTGATGGCACCAACGGCAGCACTACGATTGTGGACAGCAGCCCGACACCTAAGACTGTTACTGCATTCGGCAACGCACAGATCAGCACGGCGCAAAGCAAGTTTGGTGAGGCAAGCATTGCGTTTGACGGCAGCGGAGATTATTTGCTGCTAGGAGGACAGCTAGATTTTGCATTTGAGCTGCTTGATTTTACGATTGAGTGCTTCTACTACCCAATAACTGCAGGTGGGGGCAATTTTGGCAATATCATTGACACAAGAGCCGCCGGAGAAAACATCAGCCTAGGGCGTTTGGCTATTTACCACAGCAATGGGCTGGTGCTTGTTTTTCTATCACCAGCAGGAGTGCTTGTCACTAGCGTCCTGAGTACCTTGCAATGGCATCACGTAGCAGTATCTAGATCCAGTGGAGTAACAAGGCTTTTCTTGGATGGAGTCCAGGTCGGGGCTAATTTGACTGACAATACGAACTATGGCGTTGGAGCTGCCCGCCCCGTTATTGGCAACAACTTGAATTTTAATGCTGGCCTTAACGGCTACATTGACGAGTTCCGTATCACCAAAGGCGTCGCCCGATACACCAGTAACTTCACCCCACCAACTGCACCGTTCCCGGAGGTGTTGGGATGACCTACACAAACCACGACTTTTTAGTCACTGCCACTAATCAAACGGAGGTGTTGCGATGAGCTGGATTATTACGGGGGCTCAGAAGAACAACTGGACGCCTGCTGACATTGATACGGCGCTTTGGCTGGATGCTGCGGATGCAAGTACGATCACCGAGAGTGGTAGTGCTGTTAGCCAATGGAATGATAAGAGTGGAAATGGTAGAGATGTTGCGCAGGTAACTGCGGTCAATCAACCCGAATATGTTACGGGAGTTCTTAACGGAAAACCTGTCGTTAGATTTGCAGGATCAGACATTAAATATCTGATCACTACTTCTTTTTTTGGAACCGCAACACAAAGAAGTGTGTTTTCAGTAAATTCTTACAGTCCCTCTCAATATCAATACGTTTGGGATCAGAATGGTTCGCCAGTAGAAGGTGCTTCGCTTGTTTTTCGAGCTGGAGCTACTACTATTGACTGGCTGCAGAATGACACAATTGCATGGGCTGATGGATACAATTCAGGGCGATCACCACGTTTTATTTCAAGCGGCATCACAGGAAACGGATCAGCAGCTATTCATGGGTTAGCACTAGGTAATGAAGAAAGCGTTTTGCGAGTAAATGGAACTTCTTCGGCAGCCAGGGTTCAACTTACTGCGGCATGGCCTAACGTTGCGCGTACATTTTCAGTTGGCAAAAGCGCTCAATCCCTTAGGGGTGATGTTGCAGAGATTGTTTACATTGATGGTCCCGTGCCAACCACTACCCGCCAGAAACTAGAAGGCTACCTAGCCCACAAATGGGGACTCACCGCCAACCTCCCTGCCGATCACCCATACAAAACAGCAGTTCCTGTACCTTAACCCGCCCTCGTAGTGTCCCCGTCTAAACTGCTTCCATGAGCGTTCAACCTGGCCAGCACAACATCTCACTGCAGCGCAGGGCTGATTACGACCTGCAGTTGCAGTTCAAGGATGCTGCCGGTGTTGGCATTGATCTCACCGGCTGGACTGCCTACGCGCAGGTGTGGAATCGTAGCCGCACTACCAAGTACGCAGACTTCGCGGTTACCTACATCGCCCGCCCAACTGGTCAAATCAAGATCGCGCTAACGGATACGCAGACCGCTACATTTCCAGATGAAGCGCACTACGACGTACTGCTGGAGGACTCAAGCGGTTTGCGAAACTACTATATAGAAGGCACTGTTTACGTTTCGGAGGGCTATACAGCACCGTGACCACTGTAACTGTCAACGAGGCCACAAACACTGTTGTCGTAACGACGCCTGGCCCTGCAGGCCCCTCTGGTGCTGCAGCCTCAATGGTGCGTGGTCAATGCTCGAAAATGACTGATGGGACAATAAGCATCACAACTCAAGGCGCTTATGTCACCACTGGGCTAACCGCAACGCTGGATGCAAGCACCGCAAATGGCATGGTCTTAGGTACAAATGACACCTTCGGCCTGAAGAACGAAAGCGGTGCAACCAAGCTGTTCAAGATATATGGCAGTATGGACGCCGCAGACGGCAACAACAGCACGCTTGGTATCAAGCTGGCCAAGAACGGCGTGGCGATTGACGCAACAGAGTGCCGCGCTTTTACCGGCAGCGGCGCAGAAGAGGCCAAGCTGATCACAAACTGGATGATTGAGCTGGCCAACGGCGACGAAATCTCACTGTTAATCGCCAACCACAAAAGCGCAACCAACATCACCTTCAAACGCGGCCGCATCGTTGCTAGTGAGGTGCTCACATAAACTTCTCCCCCTCGCTACGCAAGACCGCCGGCAAGCCTGAGCTCTACGTGAGCGGCCCAAAAACCGGCCCAGGATCACGCCCCGTTGTCAGCACAGCCACAGCCCTAGCGTAAAAGGGGCTGGTGGTTTTCCCCGCCTTCTCCAGTGCCTGCTTGACCTTGGCCCAATTATCCCGAGTACGGTCGTCCATCAGTACGTCCACTCGGCAGCGGGCCTGACACCGGCACCGGGGACAAATCCCCCGCCCCTACGCGTGTCCAAGTGAATGAATCCTCGGTAACGCCCGTCGCCCAGACCACCGGTCCACCGGCGCCGAATCCACTGATAAAAGCTCTCCAAGCTCCGATCCACCGGATAAACATCAAACGCCTCCCCGATAACGTGCCTTGAGCCCGGTACCCCACCAACCTGGCGGTTAACCGGCTCCGGCCGATAGAAGCTCGTCACCCCCAACGGGCGTCCCCACGCCTCCCGCACCCGCTGAAACTCCGCCGCAGTACGCAGCAACCGAGCGCGAACAGATGTCTTCGGCCCCGGAATCCGCCGCCTGTCGAACTGCAGCACCTCACCCACCGTCAAGTTCGGCGTCACCCGGCAGTTGAAATCATCCCAATCGACATCAGGGCGCATGAACTCCCCCGATCCGATCACCTTCCGCCAGTGCGGCTCGAATACAAACCACGTCCCAGCGCCCGACGCCAACTCCACCCGGGCATGCGCATCCGCCGGCAACTCGGTGGATGCAATAACTGCATAGTCCCTCCCCACCGGAACGAGCACCCGCTCCTTCTCCCCGAGCTCGGTAGCCTGCACTGGTTCCTTCTTCAACCAAGTAGCCTGCACCGCTTCGATCCGATACAGGATCGGCTTCGGCTCCGCTTTCACAACGACCGGCGCCTCCCTCGAAGCAGGCGCTTTCTCATCCATTAACTTGATCAGCTTTTCCGCGTACTTCGGATCTGTCGCATATCCCTGCTGCGCAAGCAGCTTCGCTGCAGCCTCCCGTGTCGCCGCCCTATTTAGACCCTTGTATTTGTCCCAATCTTTGTACCAGCGTGTCACCAAATACTGAACACAAGCCCCGAGATCGGAAAAGTTGATGAAGTCCGCCGTAATCGTGATCCATTTACCGTCAACAAATTCTTTTGTCTGTCTTCCCTCCCCTTCGCCCTTAAGGCCAAAGTAATTATTTTTACCACTTGGGTTCTTTCCGTAACCACTCTCAAGCGCCCACTGCGCAGCCACGAGCTCGGGATACTTCGCCCCTGCATCTTTCCCCGCCTGCTGCACACCTTCCCAGGTGTTCGAGTACGTCTTGCGAGTAGCCACAGATTTTGCGCAGATACTCAACGCTACTGGCTACGGCCCACTTCGCGCCAATAACGATCCTCTGCCTTACCCTGCCACGCCCGGTACTGCCCCAACCGCGCTGACGCCCGAGCCCGCTTCTTACGCAGGTTCCACTCATAAAAAAACTGGGCATCCTCCACCAACCGGTGAAGTAGCCCATTCGGTAAGCGCTCTGCGATCTTAGTCAGCCGAGCCAACAACCGAGATCGCAGCTCGCTCTCGGTCATCAAGCCTTCGCTGATTGAGGTACCAGACGGATCGAATCCTCCTCAATCACGATCTTCAGCTCATCTCCTGGCTCCATCCCGAATTTCTCCGAGTACGTCTTACCCACGAGGATGACGCCATTACGGTGAACGGTCGTCACAAACTGCGCAGTCTTACCAGGCTTTTTGCTGGTCTTCAGCTTTACACCCTTAGCTTCCAGCAACGCCGAATGAAACTGAGTAATAAGCAGGCGCTCACTACCTTTGTCATTCACTTTTACATAGCCAGCTTCACGAGCAAGCTCTGTTTGATCCATATCACCGTTCGCTTTTACAAGCGAAAGCAACTCCTGTCCAGTAAGCATCGATAGAAAAAACGCTTCACCCATACCCTACCACGTAAATCACTACTTGGCATCCGCCCATGTGTCACCAAAAGACGCCTCAGCGACAATAGGCACTTCCATACAGACAATCGCACCGGCTGCCTCCATAGCAGCTGCAAGCGCTTTCGCCCACTTATCCACAGCAGACTCCTCGACCTCGAGCACGATCTCATCGTGCACCATCGCAATAAGTAGTGCCTCGTCCTTATTAGCTGCTTTAATCTGGTCCCATATCATCACAATAGCGATTTTAGCAATATCACCCGCCGTACCCTGCACCTGCGTATTGATACGAGTCGTGTACTTATCATTAAACCCAGTTAATATCCGGCGCCTCCCATACCTAGTAAAAACAGCTTTAGTAGTCGCGCTACCTTCACGCCTCTGCCATTCGTACAGTTGCGGATATGCTTCTCTAAATCCAGTCACTAGCCCCTGCGCTTCTTCCATATTCATATCAACACCATACTGTGCAACAGCTTGTTTTCGCAAAGTAGCAGGACCTGCCCCGTATAAAAGCCCAAAATTACAAAGTTTAGCTGATGTACGCTCTTTTTTCGTAATACTATCTGCACTTTTACCCGTCACCAATGCTGCAGTCTCTGTGTGCAGATCCCTCCCAGCGCGATACGCCGCCCGCATCCGCTCCTCCCCGGACAGCTCCGCCGCCACCCGCAGCTCAACCTGGCTGAAGTCCGCCACCACCAACTTGTACCCACCCCGAGCTCGGAACAAACGCCGGAACTCCGACTCCCTAGGCACCTGCTGCAGATTTGGACCTGAACAGCTCATGCGTCCTGTCTCAGTCCCCATCTGCCTATAGCCGGCGTGTATCCGCCCATCTGGCCCAATGGATTCCAGCAGCTTCTCAATGTGAGACACACGCGTCACAGCCGCCTTCCACTCCATGTACAGCGCCACGAGCTCGTATTCGCCCTTCAAAAATGCCAGCAGGTTCTGATCCAAGCTCGGTGCGCCCTTCTCATCAGGCGGCAGCAGAATCCCGGCCTGCTCAAAGCGCTCCGCCATCTGCTTCGGCGAGCGCGGATTGAATCCCTTGTACCGCTTCGTGCCCTTGCGGATTGACCCCGAGTCCTTTTCGCGGGTGTTAAAGCGAGTCGGATCATCGGGCTCGCGTGGCAGCCACGCACCAGGCTCATCCGGATGCTCCGCCATAATCGCTGCATCTAGCGCCTCCAGAAAGCGCGTCTTAAGCGTCTCAGTATTGTCTTGTAGTGAGACCTGCAGCTTTGCGGCCGCTACTGCGTCAAACCCAAAACCATTCCACTGCATCCGAGCGATCGGCCGCAGCGCCTGCATCTCCAACTCGAAGATGTCCCATAGCGTCACCGAACTCGACACCTCTGCGTCCTCCAACGCCGCTACCAGCGCCGGCACCATCCGCGGTAGGCACACCGCGTCCCTAGCCGCGTAGCGCACCATCGCATCCGAGATCTCGCCGGCCCAGTCCGCTTTCTGTAACTCCTTCGGCAGTGGCACCTTCAACACCCGATTCACAAGACTCCCGAGGTCGTTCTTCGCCCCCGTGCCGTTGTTCACCACCTTGGCGGCAATCATCGTGTCGAAGATCGACCCCCCGAGCTCGATACCCTCACCCGCGAGAAAGTTCAGATCAAACGCAGCGTTCTGTAGCACCTTCTTCTGCGGCCCCTCAAGCAGCGCCTTTAGCTCACGAAGCCCGGGCGCTTCCCATGGCAACTGCCGCTGCCCGTCTGTGCGCCACCCCTCCACATCAACCACCAACGCATAGTCGCAACTTGCGACTTGAATGAGACGCACGCGATTTGCCAGCGGATCCAGGCCCGTGGTCTCCGTGTCGACGCCCAGCAGCCCCGTAGATCCCCCGAGCTCGATAGCGCGCCGTTTCAGCAGCGCAGCTGCTTGCGGACCGCGAATGAAGTCGAAATCAACATTTTCTAAAGCTTGCTTGTGCTCAAGCGTCTCAGTAGACGGCATACTCAGTTAAATGCGGTGTTTGTGTGGACGACCTCACCATTAGCTTTGCACAAGAAGCAGTGCTAAGGCAGATTGATGAGTGTAATAGTATAGCAGATCTAAAAGCTTTAGCAAAAAGCCTTGTGAAATCTCATTATATGTCGCGCCGCTTCATAGCCTCATTGTTGCTACGCGACGCCTCCCTAGCACCGAGCCTCAGCGCCATGAACGAGCTCGATGATGAGCTCCCCTGGCGCCAAGGCTGATAGAGCGTAGGACTTACACCCAGCCAGTAGCCTCCCAATCTCCGTAGTCCTGCGTAGAAACGGGTTCCCCCTTTATACCCGAGGAAGTGTCGCAAACCTCGGAGCCATTCTCCGAAACCCCTGTGCTGGAAAAGGTTTCAGCCTCGGAGGTTTGCGACACACCTGATTTCTGTCGCGAACTGTCGCAAACCTCACCGGCCTCTTGGGGTCCGTTTTCCCCAGTGTTTTCCACAAGCATCTGCGTCTCATTCGTCTCAGCCGAGACATAGCTGGCTTCGCCCGATGCAGCCTCCGAGGTTTGCGACATTTCGCCCTCGGAAGCCGAGTTGTCGCAAACCTGTCGCAAACCCTCTTCCCTTGCCCTGGAATCGATCTCAAAGAAAGAAGGGAGGTTTGCGACACTCCGTGGCTCACATATAGGGGATTTGACCTTGACTCCGGTAGCAGGCTTGCCTCCCTTGCGTCCCGGCTGTCTCACCTCGACCCCCTCCACGAGACCGGCAACAACCCACCTCTGCACCCATCGCTCCACGGTCCGTTGCGAAACGATCGTCCCCGGCGCCCTGCGCCCCGCCAGGCGGCTGTTGAGCTCGTAGCGCAACTCCTTGGCCGTCATCGGTTTCTCGGCCTCCTTGAGGATCCCGAGAACGAGCGTCCGCGGCGTCTCATCTCCCTGCCCACCGTTCTCCCGGGTCACCGTCGGCGT